AGCCATTACTTTTCATCCCCTATGGTTTTCTTGGCTGGAACAGCTTTAGGTTCAGGTACTTCCTGAATTACACCATCTGCCAGTAATTTTTTGAGTTGAGCATCATTCAGCCCACCGACAACATCGCCTTTTTTGAAGCGACCGACGGGCTGCAATGCCTTGTATTGTTTTTCCATACATTTAATCCGCTATAACATTGGTTTTAGATTCAAAAATACCCGTGACATAAAGACACGTTTTTGAAATATCATGATCGATATTTAAAAGACTTAGAGGCTCATTGCTTGATTTTGGTTGCCAGCCTATGAGCTTTTTAATCACTTTTTTAATCAGCACACCACCTAATAAAAACGCTTGTGTTGCATCAAGCTGTGAAGCTGCATGACGCACCACCACTGTTACTTCCCATTGAGGTGCTAAAGCAACCGCTCTGCCACGTGCCTTCTCATCAGTTTTTCGCATTCGACGGTAGTTCACTTGGATATTAGGGGTTACTTGACTTAATTCACTGGTAGCCCCTACATTCATCGGCGTATAGATCTTCAGTACACCCCATTCCTGCATGAACGGCGTTAGACGCGCTTCAATCTCTTTCAAAACCGCAAAAAGATCATCTTCTTCTAAATTATTCATCAAGAATGGTTCCTTCTACCAAGTTGACAATATCTTGTGCATCATCGTCCGTAATACCCAACCAAGGACGTTCAGGCATATTCACCTTATAGGCTTTGGCTTGTACGTCTTGAGCAAAATTAGATCGGCTTTGACGCACGAAACGATTACCCACCAAGCCTGTGCGACCATCCTGTCGAAAATATAGTGTGCGCGTTCGTGCAGGCATATCAATCACACCACCAAAGTGATGAATTGCACCATACTCAGCATCAGTTCCGATTTCTAAACCGTTATCTGTTGCGTTGTATGTAATAGAGTTCATTAGTCGTGATGTTTTTCGCAGTGTCGTACCACCTTCACGCATCACTCGAACTGATAATGGCCAACGACCATTTAAGCCCTCACCACGCGTCCAACGCTCTCGGATATTTTCAGTGACCGTTGAGCCAATATCCTCAAACAATCCACGCTTTCGGTCTTCAAAGTCGCTAAGTTTTTTCAACAAAGCCATTAAGACGGAATTTTCATCCGTCTTAATTTCTATAAGCACTCCGGCCATACGGACCTCACTTGATGCTTGGCATCATATTCAAAACATCATCACCAAATACACCGCCGGTATAGGTGGTACCGATTGGCATGGTGGAAGGTTTATTTTTTGGTTGTTCTTCAGTGACTTCATTTTGAGAATTCAAGATGTTGAGTGTCGCCTTACCATCCGCAATCCGTTTCAGAAAATCAATTTCCGCTTTATAGCGGTTTTCAACTTCTTCAGTGGGTTGCTGAAAGTAAAGTCGGTAACGTGCAATGTTGCACGCTATCCGTTTTAAGGTACTAGGTGTACTTGGCAAAGGCAGGACGTATTTCACAGCAATGTAACTATCGATTTCCTCAGAAGCATCCTGTAGGGCTTCTTCTATCGAATTGCCCACAGTTTGCATTATTTCCAGTTGCTGAAGTTCACCCTCCCCAAAACGCGCCTCTAAGTCATTTCGAGTAGCGTACATAGATCACCTATTTAGCTTCGTCAGCTGGCTTGTCACTGGCTTTTGGCTTAACTACTGGCTTTGCTTTTTCAAGTTCAGCCACTTTCGCCTTAAGCTCAGCATTTTCTTTTTCCAGCTCAGCCAACCGTGCGGCGGTACCGTCTGCCTTAGGTTCCTTAGGCTCTTGATATTCTTCAATAGCCCCAGATACTAAAAGGGCCTGAAGTTGGTTATCTTCAAGCCCTTTAATTTCCTGACCTGGACGAAAATGTCCGATCGATTGTTTTGCAATATACTTTGGCATTTAGTTCTCCTTAAACGAATCCACGGCCACCCACTAAACCGTTCTTGTTATTTGGAACAGCAAGTGGAGAGGATTCAGCCAATAATTGAATGCTTGAAGGGTTCTTTTCCTGCCATTGGCTTAAATAGAATTCCAAAGCCTGGCCAAATGCTTCAACATTTTGCAATGCACAATGTGCGATCCATCCATTAGCATCAGAGACAAGACCAAAGAAGTCTTCCGGAATAAAGCGTTCTGCAACACCTTCCATGCTGTGCTTAACGTCATACGTCCAGATTTCAATATTATCCACTGTGCCACGGAACTGAGGCTTGTCAGCCTGGTCAAAAGTTGGCGTGATTGGAACACTAATACCTGCATAAGGAGCAATGAATTTTTCTTTAAACTCAGGGTCCTTAATCAAGACATTAAATACTTTAGATGTGATCAAAGCCATATTTGGCGATGTACCTGAGTGCTCAACAGATAAGTCAATCATTGATTGAATATCTTTAACAGGAGTGGCACTGGCTTGTCCCCATTTGATCAACGGCGTGAAGTTACAAGCAGGGTTGCGCTCATAATCCACTTCATACATTGGGAAGTCTGCTGAAGCGAAAGTGGTTTTACCGTAGAGTAAGACATCACGGGCAATCAATAACTTTCGGTTTTCGATAGACTGGCGAAGATACAAAGCTTTTTGAGCCTGATCGATTAACAATAGATCCGCATCGGATAAACGATTTGAACCGGTCGCAATCACCCCAAACTGACGTAAGCGTGCGATCAGAGCAGTGTTTTGTACTTCACTTGGCATAACCGTCATCATTGGCTTTAAGTAAGCAGGCTTCACGAATTTCACGTTGCCAGATTCACCTACTTTGATTTGGCGACCAGCAGCCGTCGGAGTAACGAACGGCGCAAGTGGAGTTGCTGTATTCAACTCACCAACTGGAACTTCCTTTTTGGTGTATGAAACACGTTGAGGGAAGAAGCGATCCATCAACCAAGTATCTACCTTTTGAGTAGTATCGGTCAGTAGCACCAGTTGTGGCACATCCAGCAATTCAACTGGTGCATTTTGAAATGTAAAAGTTTGACTCATGTCTTAGTTCCCCACAACTTTACGAAGTTCGATTTTATTAGCCAATGCCTGTGCACGTACTGCATCATATTGATCTGCTGTTAATGGAACTCCGTTCACAGTAACTACAGCAATATCGAAAGGACCTTGTGTGTAGATTGGCATTTCTAAGTTATTGTTGGCGTGATATGTAGATTGCTCTGCAGTGAAATCTGATACGGCAATCGCGTTCCAATCCCCTACCACCCCAGTGGTAACAACAGGGTGGTCAGCCACATTATTTACACCAACGTTAAGTAGGTCGCCTCGTTTGTATGCAGTGGCTGTTTTTACTTTGGCATTTTCGGTGCGAATACCATCACCTACCACCAATTGATTTGTCGTAATTGTTTGAGTAATTGTTCCCATTATTTAGACTCCTGAGCTGCAGCAAATTTGGCAAATGCCTGATCCAAAGCTGATCCTTGTGGAGCTTGCCCACCTTGACCACCAGTTGCCTGATGATTAAACAAATGTGCATATGCTGGATTAACACTTGGTGCCGGCGTTTGTTGTTGCTGTCCAGCTGGTGGTTGTTGGTTGCCTGCCGAGAATTGGCGAAGCTGCTTTGCAGTAAATGCAAAAACCGAATCATCCATATTGGTATAAGCGGTTTTATCATCAGCACTAAACTGTGTTTTAAGTTCAACTTCTAAAGCTGCAATATCTTCAGCACGTTTATCAGCCTTAAACTTTTTCAGCTCAGCAAGTGCGTCATCGCGTTCACGTTCTGCCTGCTCTTTGGCCTGTTGTGCTTTTTCTAATTCGGTCACGTCTGTGTCCTCTTTGGTTGGGTTTGGATTGGCTTTGCCTGAGAAGGCTTCGATAGTGGTTTGAGTGTCTGCACCTACACCACAAATGGTGATTTCATGTACCCGTACATTTCGGAACACATGTAATGGACCAGTGAATTGCTGACCATTTACTTCAACTGTTTTACCTGGTGCAATTTCTTCAATGGATTCAGGATCAGCCCACCAAGACATTTGAAATGGATATTCCTCATCGATGTCCTGTACGATCTCCCGGGCCTTCTCATTGCTAAGAAAGTGCCCTTTTGCTTTAAAGCTATTGGTTACTTCATACGCTGTTGCCACCCCCACACGCTTACCACCAAAATGCTCTTCAACAAGTCCTGTTTTAGGTTTGAGTTGCAGACCATTAAGGTCAATCACTACACCGGAGCGACCCCAGTAGTAATGGTTGTCAATTCGTCCACCGCTATAAACTTCCGCATTGAAGGTACGGCGTTTTTTCTCAGCATCTTCGGTCGTAGTGATAGGAACATTCACAGCCGTAAACTGACAGCGCAAATGCTCCTGATTTAGTTCAGGCATTTTTCATGCTCCATAAAAAAACCGCCCTTTCGGACGGCTCTAAAAAATGATTTTGTTTAATTCATTAAGGCTTTCAATGTATAAACCATCTGCCCTTCAGTCATCTCTATAGAAACAACTTCAAAAGACAACCCTATTTCAAACAGCACACCTTGACCGGCATTAAGCTTTTCAAGATCAATACCAAGACCTTTAGCATTCTCAATCTTAATCACGATATCTGAAGCTGTATCAGCCATAAGCAACGGCGCATTCAATTGAATTGTCTGCCCAACCTGATAAGCCGCTACCTGCTGAAGAGTCGCAGCACCTACCACGGTTGATGCCGTATTACTTGCCACAGCCTGAATAGCTGCCATGTCGGTACTCAGCCAGCGCTTGAGCACATCATCAGCCAGAGAGCCTGTAGCAGAGTTTAAATAGCTGGTCAGTGCGGCATCGTTTCCCTGCACATAATCCAGGAATGTACGGATCGCACTTGGCCGGATCTTTGGATCAAGTGGAATCACCGTATTGGCCACCGTATCGAATAGGTCCCGAGTCTTATCATCCATTGGAGCAAATAAACCAGTCAGCTTTTTACTTGCAGTCCACTCGGCCTTAATCACATCTTTCTGCTCAAGTAAATATTCCTTATCCAGTGATGAAGCACTGATCTTTTTATCCACCAGTGATTCAAGCTCACCGAATTGCAGCGGATGAGAACTCCAATCCAAAGCCTCAGCCACTTCTGGCAACTGATCATCAGGAGTAATGCCGTATTTCAATGCTTGTTTCTCGGTCAAAGCAATCACGATGCAACGGCAACGGAATGAAATGGGTGGATAATGTGTCAGCCAAAATGGATGATCAATTGGTAATACAATTCGATTCAAATCCAAATGAGCCGGACGTACTCGACTATCATTGATAGCCGAATACATCAGATACGGTCGTTTAGCCTTATTACGTTGCTGTTGTTGCCACCGGCCATGACCATATGCGTTCTGGATATTGGTGCGAAACACATTGTCCAGGTAATACTTTGGCAGAATGATTTCAGATTCAGCAATTAGCTTTTGAAAGTCATTAAACGTTCCACCGTCTGCAATAGATTTATTCACGGCCTTGATGACGGTTTCAATCTGCTCAAGACTTGATAGGAAGCTGACTGTAGTTGCCATCTGCCGAGTCTTGAGGTCCATTGAATAGAACTCATCCGGGAGTACAATCTTTTTACTGTGAGCGTATTGGAGCGCCTCAAGGAATGTGACTGGTTGCATCATTATTCACCCTTACTTGAGATTGCATACCCCAGCACATCAGCCGCATACAAAGCTTGATCCAATTTAGCTGTGAACTCAGTCCGTGATGCTTCAGGTATTAACTTTGCCAAGTTAAAAACTAAAGTTTCAGGACTATCGGATTCAGCCACCAATTGTTTAATCTGATCCTGATTTAAAAGCTCTAAATCACCTTGGCCATCCGTCAGCTCTTCTACTTCCTGCTGCGTTGCAGATAACTTGTTGGCAGATGCCTTAAAGCTGAATAGTTGTTTTGGTAAAGCTGTGAATTGATTGAACTGCTGTCCTGCCTGAGGATCTTTTAGGTCCCCTTCTTCTAAGCCATATTCACGCTGAAAGTATTGGTTAGAGAGTTCAGCCCCCGCATTTTTCAACTTAACATCACGATCTGCTTTAGGTGCATTTAAGGATTTTTCATCCCCAATAGTAATTAAATGTCGCTCCCAGCCATTCAACGCACATAATGCATCAAGCATGGCTTGAATCGTTGAAGTGATCATGCGGATATCGGCATCTATTTTATTGTTCTGCACCTCTAAATGAACTTCACCTAAAGCACGTGAACCAGATCCATCTGTACCGCTTGTTAATGTCTGGCCAAGGATTAGTTTTTGAATGCTCCGTTCAATCTTTTTATCAAAACTTTCAAATGCTGCGGATCCACCATTACCATTTGAAGCTGCGCTTAATACCTCTATTGACTCATCGTTATTAATGGATGCGACTGAGCTAGCATGAGCATTTAATAGTGTCTTCAACATCGCTGGAATCATTTTGGATTTACCAACCAGCAAAGGATTACCAAAACGCTCTACGAACTTTGCCCAAAACTTAGTTGTTCCACCCTTAAAGAACCATAACCAATACAGACGGCTAAATAATGCTTCCCCATATGGGTTTTCAAAACTCGGCTTACATTGGGTTAAGAAGTGTTTGAACTGCTGATTGCACTCAATGTCACGGCGCTGATCATTGTAGTTCTGCAGCAGTATCAACCGTCCATCATTCTTAGGTTCAAACCATTGCATGGGCTTTTTCCCCACCCATTGCCAACCGATGAAGGTTGTAATGTTTGGACCTTCGATGAATAACGATGGGCTTTCAGGTTTAGTGTAAACAGCTTCCAGAACTGAATAGCCAAACCAACGCGCATCCTGAGTCCCAAGCACCAACTCAGACCACCATTTCTTAAGTTCGCTCTGCAGAATTTGAGAAGGTAACCCTTCCGCTGGCTCCAACCGAAATGGCGCACTCTCTAATTTATCCTGGCGCTTTTCTACACATTGATAAATCTCATCGTCATACATCAATACTGATAAACGATGACGAGGCACTCCAGCTTTTCTTAACACCTCATCCAAATCAGGCATGCGGGTTAAGAAATTCATGAAAGCAGTTTCAGCCTGCTGCGAATACAAATAACCCCCAACTTCTTGTTGAGGGTTATTTTCTTTCTTAGATTTCTCTTTCTTAGCCATAAATTAACCTGTCATTGGTTCCTGATAGTTTTGCATCACCGTTGCTTCCTCAACTGCATCAATCAAGGTATCTACCTGGTCGTCATGATCCTGCGTCATGGCTGCATTAAACGACTCACACTCTTCAATAAATGGAGCGACCCACGGCGCATTGACTGGAAGCATCACAAAACGGTCATCAGGATTA